TATTATATCATAAAAAAATTTGTCTGTGTCATCAGTTACAAATTTTTTATTTTCAACATTCCATTCAGTAGTTTGAACTTTATAATCAGGTACAGATGGTTTAGTAGTAAAGCTAGGGATATCCCACAAAATGCGATTATTAGGTTGAGCTGCAAAATTACCGTTATCAAGAGCCAAAATATGTGCACACTTATGTTGATCAGGAATTTCGGAATGTTCAGTATCAAGTATATTACTTTCTGGATGTGCCCAATCCACAGTGAATAAATATTCTCCATGATAAAATTTTTTATCCTTTCCTAAATATTTACAACGTTGTCCGATTAAAAAATCAAAAGTAGTAACAGAAGGATAATAACTGAATGAATTCCATAGCTGAAGATCTTCGAGATCTTGATGTTCCATCTGTCCTTGATGCAAAGAATCGCTGCTTCCTCCTTGAATAAAAGCAGAGATAGGAAGTCTCCAATAGATTGCACCGTTCGTAAGTAAACAGTGAAACAATAATGCACGCCCGCTAATACTCCCCAAACCGAATACCACACAGTCTTCAGTTTCGCCTTGATGTTCTCGTAAGTCATATAAATATTCTCTCCTTATTTTGCAATAGATGGGCGGGATATTAGCATTTAAATAAGACATTGCAAGCTTAACATTTCCATCTTTTTCTTGCTTGTCTTAGTCTAGAGTTAGGATCTTTTGCTGCTTTTGGAAACATTTTCATTTGTCCAGCAGATCTAGCACAATAAGATTTTCTTCTTGCTGATCTTTTTGGACCTGGTTTATCTTCTGTTACAGCTGTGGATAATTTAGAACCTGGATTCATTCTTCTGTAAGCTTTAACTCCAGCTTGTGTCATTCCTGCACCAGCTTTTGTAGATCTAAAATTTTTTTTGTTTCTTGCTGGCATACCACCTTTTGCAAGATCAACAATTGTTCCTAAACTTGCTCTTAATTGTTTTGATTGTTTATTTTTATCAGATTCTTCACCAAGACCATAATAGTCTTGTAATGTATCGTAGTAAGTGCCTGATTTTAAAATAGGCATTTAAATATTATTTATCTATGAATACAACTACACTTAAACCAGAAGTGTTTCCTGTAATTCCAATACCATCAACGATACCAGTACCGCCTCTTTCTGCGTATAGAACACCGTCTTCTGGAAGGTTTAATGTTTCAGTTGCACCAGCTCCAACATAAACTGGGATAAATACTTGTGTATTAACTGAAGAACTAACAGTTGTAGAATTTTCTAAACCATTAATATAACAAACTCCTGATGATCCTGTTGATTGGATCATGAAACCTCTTAATCTTGTTGGGCCTGTAAACAAAACTCCATTTGGTTCATTAAATGGAAGTCGGACTGGTTTTACATCTGATTTCATAATTTTATTTTACATTAATTATACTGGGGTGTAAATAACACCCCAGTATAAGAATTAGTTCTTAAGCTCCTGCAGAACCGAAGATTCCTCTAGGGTCAGACCAGCCGTAGCTGTATCTTTCTCTAGCTTTGAATCTAACGTTTCCAGTGTCAAAATCACCTTCGATAGCCGTTTTAATTGGCGATCTTACAAAGTGTTTTAATCCATTTGGAGCATCCGTCATGATGAAAAATGCATCAGTGTCTGTTAAGAAGTGGTTAACTCTGTAACCCTCTGGGATCATTCCCATATTTAACATAGCGTTGATGTCGTTTTTCGCGAACGCGTTAGAACCACCTGGAGTTGTTGATAAAGGTGTTCTTAAGATTCTCTCAGCAGTAAATTGTAATTCTTTTGGAATAATCAATTTTCTACCTTGTAGAGCAACTTTTAAACCTCTTTCATCTACAAACGCAGCAATGTCAATTAACGATTGCTCAAGTGATGTTTCTGATAAGTCAGCAGCAGTAGAAAGTATATTTCTAAACGTTCCACCGTTAGCAAGAGGGTGATCGTTAGCTAATAAAGCTTTTCCGTCACCACCTGTGTAAGACGAACTGAAACCATTGTTTAAGATGTTAGCCGCAATCGTTTGCTTAGTTTGCGACATTGATCTTGCCAATGCTCTAGTGTATCTCGCAGCAAGTCTATCATACAAGTTATCTTCAATAGCTTCCTCAGTAATCGCGAATGCTAAAGCAATCGTGTTATGAGTGTATCTAGAAGTGTATGCTTCTGTAGCATTATCAAATACTACTGGTGCACCTTCTTGTTTGATTTCCGCGCTTGCAAATCCTGATAACATAACTTCTTCTTCGAAAGCTCGATCTGAAGTTTCTGTTACAAAGATTTCTGCATCTTCGTTATCGTATCTGTTGTATTCCAGGCCGAATAGTGCATTCAATCCTGGCTCTAGTTCTTTAACTAGTTGTGATCGTGATATAGCCATAATTTATCTCCTATTATATGCCTGTTTGGTTTTGTTTATAGAAGTGATTATTAATTCTCACTACTATGTTAGCGTTAGAAGCTGCTACATCGCTGTTTAAAGGATCTTGCGATATATCGATTGCCATTAACGGTAACGTGTTTGTAGTATTCGCAGAACCGCCATCTAACTGAACTAAAGATATTCCAGTTTGAGTGCTACCTGTTACGTTTACTACGTCATAGTTTAAGAACAGACCTGCAACGGCAACTGTGCCACTTGCATTGATTTCATAAACCGTATCTGGACCATCAATTACGAACGCTGTAATGTCTGAAGCGTTTGTGCTTGCTGGATAATAATTTTTCCAAGTCGGTTTTTGAGTTGTTGGGTCTGTATAAAAGCAACCATTGAAAACACCCACAACAGAATTAGTAGTTCCAGCAACATAACGTGTTACTGTTCCATCAGATTTTGGTATAACCAAATCTCCTTGGAAAATCGCAGTTGTGTTATTAGCTGTGATTCTATATCTGTTCTGAGCATTAATGAATGGACTGCCGTTTAGCTGTCTAGATGGTCTTAGACCAAATTTTTCTAGTACGTTTGCCATTTTTTATACTCCTTGTTTTTGTTTATAGTTTATATTTACTTTGGTTGGTATTATAAAATTTTTATCTTTTATTTCCCCCACCAAAAGTTACGCGAGATTGTCTATTAATATTAATAGGCATCTCAGGTCGTTGTTCCTTCATTAGATCTGAATCAATCGCGTTAATTCTATCTTGAGTAATTCTTTTGAAATACTCTGCGCGAGATTTCACAATCTCTTCTGGTATCCTAGCCAACACTAGGCCAGCAACCCCGATCAACCCTGCGTACTTACCGTCATGGATAATTGGATATTGGTTTTTTCCGAATCTACTTATAATTTCCTCGGATCTAACAAATTCCCAACCTTCTCTCATTTTCTTCGATACGTTTGCAGTATCTTGAAAACCCATTGACTCGACTCTGATCCATCTATGGACATAGCCGTCTGGCGCAGGTGGTGCATCCAGAGATGATGGTGGCGCCCAAGGTTTATTTCTATCAACCTTAACTTCTTCGGACGCGCGTGAAGATCTTTTATTTTCTTTATCGCTCATACTAATTTGCCTCCTTCACGTATTTAGCGTATTCTTCTAGTGGCACCCCTAATTTTTTAGCAATAGCAACTTGTGATTTGGTGAGTCTCACAGTTCTGCGTCCTTCCTGTTTTCTTCCAGCGGAAGCAACAGTTTGAACGGGCTTACGTTGTTCTTCAACAACAAACCTATGAGGAAAATATCCCTTCATACGTTTATCTATCTCATTATAATACTCATCGCTCTCTACTTCAACACCACTGCCAACTAGTTCTTCATGGATTGAAAAAGCGGCCTGAGTCATGATTTTATCATCCCCAAACCAAGTATTTTTAGTGGCCCAAGACTTAGCTTTTTCGCTAGGTTTTGGTACAACAACGTTTTCTTTTTGCACTTTAGCTTCTTCAACTTCAAGTTTTCTTTGTTCTTCAAGTTGTTTAGCTCTTATTTCACGATCAGCCATTTGCAATTTAGCTTTTTCTTTTTGAACTGCTAATTGCGTTAACTCATCGTTAGCTTCCATGATCTTATTAGGATCATTCGCTTCAATAGCTGCTTTTAATTTAATTTTTACTTGTTCTCTTTGAGCATCTACTCTTGCATCAAATTCCTTCAAGTAATTATTATCGGCAGTATCAAATTTCTTCTCGTAATCGCTATATTTCTTTTGCAAACCTTTTGCAAATTCTACAGCAGCCTGTTCTCTTCTTTCGGCTTCTCTATATCTACGAGTTAATTTATCAATTCGCTTTTGAACAGATTCTGAAATTTCTGATAAGTCATCAGTTTTAGTTTCAGTAATTTTAGTTTGTTCAACAGGTTTAGTTTCAACAGGTTTAGTTTCCTCTGCCTGTTCAATTTCAACCTTTTCTTTTTTATCTTCTTTAGAATGAGTTGTATAACCAAGATCAACTTCACCAACATTTAAACTTGGTGCTTTCTTCTCGGCTTTTGACTCTTCTTTTACTTGTATTTCTTGTTCTTTGACATCGTCAAGATCAAGTTCCACTTCTGGAATTTTCTTTTCATCTACCATTTGTTTTCTCCTTTAGTATAAGTGAAGA